ATAGATATAGATATAGATATAGATAAGGAGCAAAAAGCTCAATTAGATGTCTATAACGAAATTATCAAATATCTAAATGACAAAACAGGATCTCATTTTAAACCTACTAGCAAATCTACCCAAAGATTAATTAATGGTCGTGTAAGTGAGAATTACTCAATAGATGATTTTAAACATGTTATTGATGTAAAAACAATCGAGTGGAAAAATAATCCAAAAATGTCCAAGTATTTAACTCCAGACACATTGTTTAATGCGACTAAATTCGAAAAGTACTTAAATCAAAAGATGCCTCCGAGTGCATCAACTCAGCAACAAGATGAAAGGTTAGGATTTTAATGCATCAGGATTACGAAGTAGGTTCAACTAGCGAACCAAAAATATGTAATAAGCACAGATCCAAGATGATCACCGCAAAAGTCACGATCAATGGAGCCCAGCAATCGCTTGATATCTGTCCGGAATGCGAAAAAGAAGAAATCAATGAATTGCAGGAACACTTAAAGCAAGAAGCCGCTATCCAGTCAATTCTTGCGAATACATACAAAGTATTTGATCGTGAGAGCATCTATTCCAAGGAATTGGAAGATAAGACACTTGATAATTACGATACTGGAAATAAGTCATGTGAACAAGCTTTGAATTTTTCAAAAAGAATGTTACGTGACTTTCTGAAGTACGAAACAGGAAATGTGATCTTGAGCGGTCCTCCAGGGGTCGGAAAGAGCCATCTATCTATTGGAATAGCCAAAGCATTGAATGAAAAATTTAAAGGATGCAAGCAACCAAAGAGTGTGCTATTCATTTCGACTTCTGCGCTCTTTTCAAAAATTGAAGAAAGCTTCAATAACCGAGGAGACTTCACAGAAAGTCATGCTGTGAATCTACTGAGCAATGTTGATTTTCTCTTTTTTGACGATTTAGGAAAAGAAAGCAGTATGAGTGGAAACCTCAAAGAAGCAAATGAATGGAGACAACGAGTACTGTTTAAAATCTTGGACAATCGTCAAACAACATTTTTTAACACGAACTTATCGAGCAACGATATTAAAACAATTTACAACAAGGCCCTTGCTGACCGAATCTTCAAGGGCGCAAGCAAACATATTTATAAATTCCCAGAGAATACAGAAAGCAGGAGATATTGATGGAAAACAAACAATTAAAAGATTTGATCACAAAAGTTCAGCGTTGGTTTTATGACCGAAATTTGCAAACGCAAGATCCAAACAAGCAATTTTTGAAACTGTACGAAGAAATTGGTGAACTGTCACGAGGACTAGCAGAGAACGATGAGGCTGTAACGAAAGATAGCATCGGAGACATCACTGTTGTATTGATTGGTTTGACATTGCAATTAGGAATTAAGACAGAAGAAATCTTTCCAGAAAACAATATATTCGTATTTTCCGAGGCAGCAAAGTCAGAAGATTATTTCGTCGTAATGATGGACCAATCATTGGCAGCATACTTTAACCGACAATCATATCAATTAAAAAATGTTATTTATGAGTTGATGCGAATTTCAGCATTACTACATCATGATTTTGTTGAGTGCTTGAATATAGCTTACGAAGAAATAAAAGATCGAACAGGAAAATTAGTGGATGGTGTTTGGATTAAGGAGGAGCGACTAAAATGACAGAAGAAATTTTAAATAATGGTTTTGACAAAGTAAATAAACCTAATCACTACTGTGGGCAATATGGTCTTGAATCAATTGACATTATTCGCAATTTTGCCGGAGGACAAAAAGAAGTCCGGGGATTTTATTGGGGAAATGTCATCAAGTATCTTTGTCGTTATCAAAAGAAAAACGGATTGGAAGATCTAAACAAGGCAAAGAAGTACTTAGACTGGCTCATCGCAGATTTGAAGCGTGAAGATCTCGAAAAGACAGCGATTGTTAAGCAGGAGTGAAAGCTATGAGGCATTATACGAAAAATCAAATGGATCACTTTCGTCAGCAATTACAATTGTTGATTCTGGGAAAAGGTCTAACTCGCAAAGAACTCTCTAGAAATCTTTATCGTGGTGAACAGACTATACAAGAATGGATCACTAAAGATGATATCAATCCTAGCCATGTCCAAGAATTGTGCGAGTATTTCGGCATCAAGGAAAAATCTTTAATGGGCGATCCGGAAGAACTTGCGGATTATAAGTTATACGATCGTGATAAATATATCTGTACAGGGACTTTAAAAGAATTGAGTAGAATTACTGGAAAGGACAGTGCATTACTTAAATATTACATCCACCTAAACGAGCAAGGAAGAAATGCAGGACATCTAAAATTAGAAAGGGTAATCGAAGATGAAACGTAAAATCAATTGGTTAATCATCAACTTGGTTTTGTTGGCAGGAATTACATTAGTGATTGCTATCAATCTCAATTCTAGATTGGTTGAACAAGAAAACAAAATCAAAGATATGCAGTGGACAATCCAGGAGCATGAATTAAGTATTCAGCGCTTTGCTGAACAAAACACTGCACAAGAGGTAATCCTAAACAAATTAAATCGGGAATACCAAGTGCAGGAACGTAAAAAGGCAGAAGCAGTTAAGGAAGCTGCTGAAATGAACAATGTTGGAGGATAATAATGATCAACAATGTAACTCTTATTGGTCGGTTAACCAGAGATGCAGAGCTACGCTATACACCGAGCAATATCGCAACAGCACAATTTAATATTGCATGCAATCGAAATTTTAAAAATGCAAATGGTGAATATGATGCAGATTTCATCAACTGTGTGATGTGGAGAGAGCAAGCGGAAAGATTTTGCAATTGGACCAAAAAAGGAATGCTGGTCGGAATTACAGGAAGAATTCAGACTCGAAGCTATGAAGGCAATGATGGGAAGCGTGTATATGTGACTGAAGTTGTCGCAGAAAGTTTCCAAGTTTTGGAAAAGCGTGATAACACTGCCAACCAGAACAGTATGACTGAACAGATGCCACCTAACTACGCAAATCCGATGGATATTGATGAAAGTGATTTGCCATTCTAGAAATGCAAAAGTAAAGGGTGAGATATGATGGATTTAGATAAAAAAATGATTGGGAAACAATTTGGATGGTTAACTGTAATCGAACGTGCAGATTCTGCAAACGGAAGAAAAAGATATTTATGTCGATGCAAATGCGGAAAAGAAGTTATTAAAATCGGAAAATATTTGAGAAATGGAGCAACCACAAGTTGTGGTTGTGTTAGATCTAAAAAGTTTCGGGGGATTAATTCTCGGACATATAAAGATTTAACAGGTAAGGTTTTTGGAAAACTAACCGTAATCAACGTTATAAGCTTTGAAAAAGGTCGTGCGAACTTTTTGTGCAAATGCGAATGTGGAAATATGACCATTGTTAATTCAGGTAATTTGCAAAGCGGAGTCACAAAAAGTTGCGGATGTTTACGTACAATCCCGTGTGTTTCAGAAGGTTCGATAGCTCCATTGTTAGAGTATTCAGAGAAATCACTAAACATTGAACAAGGTACGAGCGTTTTTGCTTTGATAAGAAAAAGCACTACAAATACAAGTGGTCGTAAAGGAGTGTCTTTTGATAGAAAAAGAGGGAAGTGGATCGGTTCCCTATGTTTTAAAGGTAAAAAGTATAAAAAAAGGTTTGATACAAAAGAAGAAGCGGTCAGATATAGGGAAACGCTAGAAAAGGAACTTTTCAAACCCGTCTTAGAAAAAGCTTATAAGATGGGAGTGCTAGATAAAAATTATAATTATTTGTCATTCTAAAAACAAAAGGAAAACTAATGTGAGGGGGATTATTCCCCCTTGATGAGGAGAAAGAAAATGAATTTAAGTGATTTTATAGAAGGGTGCGAAAGAATATCTAATTTTACGAACAAGGTCGATATTCATAATCTTATCAGTGATCTTAAAAAAATAAACGAATCACAAAAAGTAAAAGTTCCTAATTTTATAGGTGATTGGATTTTCAAGGCTCAATTGGTAGATAGACGTAGCATACGTTCTGCATTAGAGACAGCCACGATCAGGCTTTATGCCAAAAATAGCGATGAGGTTATCGCTTGGTTAAAAGACATAAGCAATCAAGACACCTTTGCCAGAGCTTGGGCAAATGATTACACAGTCGAAGAAGAACCAAAGTACACAGTTAAGTTTAAAGCTACCAAACAATACCTTTCCAATGATGAACTAGGTATACATTTCGATCCAAGTTTTAGATCTAATTTTACAAAATCTGATCTTGAAAAATTAGGTTTAGGTTGGGTGTTTGATTGCGAAGGTATGGAAGTTGAGAAGGTGGGAAAATGAATAAACAGGAGTTAATTGAGAAATACGAAAAGCTTGAAGGTGTATGTAAGGACCCAGGAGCAGAAATCGCTCGTCTAATTTTTTTAGAAGATTTACGGGAACTAGACGAACCGCAGAAAGTCACAGTGCCGCAGTTTGTGGCTGACTATATAAAAGATGCAAAATACTATGAGTGGGATTTGGATGATGCCTTCGACCATATTGCTGAAGAATCGGAAGAATCAGAAATTTATGAATGGTTCTACACACTTGGAAATATTGATGTTTTCGCTCGTGCTTGGCTTGACGGCTACGAGGTCGAGAAAGAAAAGCGGTATCTAGTGAAGATGAAAGGGATTAGTAGCAATATGTGCTATTTGAATCGTGTCGGTAACAAGTGGATCATAGCTGGAATAGATGAACACACAGGTATGAATATATACACTAAACACACAAAAAAAGAACTTGAAGACGCTAGTTTTGGCTGGGTGTTTGATTGTCCGGGGATTGAGATCGAGGAGGTGGAGTGATGGCATTAACACTTGGAAGCAGTATTACTGAGCTTATTCTTGAAATTGGTAATTTTTTAAACTCTCATGACAACAATACAACAACTTTCGTACTTGAAATTCCAAATCAATCTTTCCTTCTAGAAATCACAGTAAAACCTAAAAAAGAGGAGATTAAGGAAATAACCCCATATAGCATGAATAAAATCACGGAAGATGAACAATCTGTTTTTGAAAAAGACAATAACTTCCATAAACAAAAGCAAAAAGAAAAGAAGAACCCTATTTTTAAAAGGAATAATTCAAAAAAGTAAGGAGGTAACAGAATGAAAATTGCAAACTATACACACACGACTTTTGATGGTGTAAAAAACATAAAAGGCTGGGTTTTAGTAAATAATTATGGTGAAAAAGAATTTGTTTATTACAATGGTACGGAATTATGCGTCCACCCTGCCAGCGATTGGGATGGAGAGTTGAAGGAGGTAACGGAATGAGTAGATTTGAAATATATTTATCTAAAAACGACCTCGAACATATTGCAAATGGGTATGATGTAAAAATCAAAATCAACGGTAAAAGATTTTTGGAAACAAATGAAATCATTTTGAGGCCTGCACTGATGAATGACATTATGGCTCCGATATTGAATTATAAAAATAAAATAATCGATACTGAACAGCAAAATATTGTTAATAGTTTCATAGGAGGTGCAAGATGATTCCAAAGTTTAGAGCGTGGTCTACGGATAAAAAGATTATGGCAGAAGTCAGAACACTACGATTTACCGATGAATTAGTAGAGACAGACAAGTTTGTTGAGCGAAGCATCGAGGGAGTCAAACTCATGCAATCAACAGGTTTGCTTGATAAGAATGGCAAGGAGATTTTTGAAGGAGATATACTGAAAGTCGCTAATAATGATTCGAGTTGGTTTGAAGTTGTTAAATACGATCACGATAAGGCTATGTTTATTTCCAAGGAAGTAAATTTGAAGTATGAAGTGCCTGAAACCCCTCTGTACGACTTATTCAGTCCATACCTATTCAAAGTCGAAGTCATTGGGAATATTTGGGAGGACGGTGATTTAATTGACGGTAAAAAGGCAAATGAAAATTAATTTTGGAGGTAACAGAATGAGACCAAACAGATACCCATACACAAGAAGCCAATGGGAAGAAGAAACAACACTAGTATGTTCCGGTGATAATACTAGTTTTAAATTAAGAGTTGAAAGAAATAGAATGACAGGGGAAACGAAACAATGTCATTGAATAAATCAAGAAAAAGATTAATTAGGAAGTATCGTGGATATTACAACGGCCGTCTTTTAGGATTGAAAATAAAAACGGCTGATGATAAGGAATGGACAATACTTTCTCCGAAAGTTGAAGAAGTCGATCCAGATAGTATGGTTATGGAAGCTGGAGTTATTGATGCTAGTGTCCTATCTTGTGATGGTATCAGTCTAGCGAATAAGGAAATAACAATAAGTTGCAATATTTCCAAAAAGGGATTTCAAAAAATGAAAAAAATTTTGTTTGGTAATGGTGTGTTATGATGGACTTACAAAATTTTATCTACATACTATTCGCACTGGTCTGGCTCTCTGGTTTGATCTGGGCTAGTGTGATTGTGTTTAAAAACAGAAAGGAGAAATGATGAGTTTGGATAATGTACATATACCAATGCGAGCGAACAGAATTCTATCTATTTCCCAAATAAATGGCAAGCTAGAGATAGCTATACTTGGGGAAAAGTTTTTTGTAACCGATTCATACTTTGAAGATCTGCACGACGCAGTGCTGCCATTTGACAATATAAGAGATTTAAAGCGTATTATTAATCACATCATCGATGTGGAGGACAATAAATGAGGGTATATGTTGTTAGGAAATACTATGGACGCTCAAGTTGGATCGATCCTAAACACTTAGCAAAATACATTGAGAAAGAATTTGAAAATAGACATGACGCACTTGCTTATCGTGAAAGCTTGG